GTGTTCATTTTTACGATCAAGTCGCCAAATATTCGGGAGGTTTGCGCTGATGAGCGACCAAAAATCCGACATCGAGACGGATGCCGCCGAGACTCCGGATATCTCCGTGCGGGAGATGACCTGGACGCAGACCGTGGAGGCTTTCGAGCGCGAGGCGGTCTGGCTGACGGGCGCAGACCGGCCGCAGCTCAAGGCGCTGTACGCGATCGCGGGGGAACTCGACGGCGGCTCGTTCCAGACGGCGATGATCTCGCAGTTCACCCTCGTGCAGCGTCAGTTGCAGGCGCGTCGGCCGGCGCCCGAGAAGTCCGGCCCTCAGAGCGAGTCGGATCAGGTGCTCGCGATGTTCGAGAACAACCCGGGAGTGTGGAAAGCATGAACGCACGAGACGAAGCCCGCGCGCTGGCGGACGAACTCAACCGATGCATCGACGCCTGCGACCAGTTCGCAGCGTGGAACTTCATGGAGAAGTCCGAGAAGGTCATCCGTGCCCTGCTCGATGAGCCGGCCCCCGCCGATGAGGAGCGCCGCGCGCGCATTTGGTCTGCTGTCGATGAATTGCGTTCGATCGACCCCGAGCCGGTCGCTGCCGACGAACGCAAGGCGCGACGAAAGGCCGTCAGGAAGGCCGTCGAACGCGAGATGCGAGCGCGCACCTATGACCGGCACGCCTACGACGAAGACGTTTTCATGGAGGGCGTGCGTGACATTGCCCGCGCCGCTCTCGAAGCTGCGGAGGCCGCACGTTGACCGAGCAGCCGTTCGACGATATCCCGCCGTGGCCTCCGGTGCGCTGGACGCCACCGCTCAGCGAGGACTTCCCGTCCGCGTTCGACGGGTACCGCGACCTGCTGCGCGTCGTCTGGTTCGCCGCCTTCGGCTACGTCCTGGAGATCTGGCAGGAGACCACCCTCCGCCACATCTTCGAGCTGTACCCCGAGGGCCACAAGCGCGCCGGCAAGCTGCGGTGGCGGCGTGTCGTGATCTCGCTCGCCCGCCAGAACGGGAAGACCGAGATAGCCGCCGCGGTGGGGCTCATCATGCTCCTGATGAAGAATGCGCCGATGATCGTTGGCATTGCGACGAACACCGATCAGGCGCAGCTCATCTACAAGCGCACGATGGCCGCGATCAAGGGCACGCCCCGCCTCGCCGCCAAGTTCCGAGCGCTCACCGAGACGCGCGGCATCCGGTCCCTGTCGGGCGGCGAGTATCAGCTCAAGCCCGCGAAGTCGGCATCGCTCCAGGGCATCCCCGTGGATCTCGCTCTCGTCGACGAGCTGCACCTCGTGCTCCGGGCGCTGTGGACCGACCTTGTAAAGGGTCTCGGCGGGCGCCCGAACTGCCTCGTCGTCGGCATCACCACGGCGGGCGACGAGAACAGCGAGCTGCTGCTGTCGCTGTACGAGCAGGGCGAGGAGGCCATAGCCAAGGGCGACGAGGCACGCATGTGCTTCCTGCTGTGGGAGGCCCCCGAATCACGCATCCCCGAGGACGACGAGACCTACGGCCGCTTCCTGGCCTACGCCAACCCCTCGATCGCGTCCGGTCGCCGTGACCTGGACATCGAGATCGAGGAGGCCCGCGCGACCCCCGAGCCCGACCAGCTCCGCTACTCGTTCAATCGGTTCGTGAAGGCGACGGCCACGTTCATCCCCGCCGCCGAGTGGGCACGCGGGAACGACGGCACGACGTGGCCCGCAGGCTCTCGCCCGACGTTCACGATTACCCGCACCCCCGACTGGAAGTGGGCCAGCATCAGCGCCTTCACGCTCCTCCCGGACGGCTCGGTGTACTGCGATCCGGTGGCGTCGGTGCCGATCGACGACGCATCGGCGGTGCGCACTCTCGCCGACATCGCGCAGAAGCTCATGCGCCACAACCCGGTGACGTTCGGCATGCAGTGGGAGACGCTCGGCGACCTCGGCAAGGAACTGAAGAACCGCGGCATCCCTGTGCGCATGATCCGCTCGGCGGACATGCGCAACGGCTCGTCGCTGTTCTTCACCAAGGTGATGGGCCGCAAGGTGAAGCACCCCGGCTACGGGCTGCTGTCGTATCAGATTCCGCGAGCGGTGCGGAAGAACCTCCCGGATGGTGGGTTCCGGATCTCGGTGTCCGACTCGAAGTCTGACGTGGATGCCGTGCTCGGGCACATCGAAGGCGTGTACATGGTGGACACGCAGATCGAGCCGACGATGCAGATTTTCTAGGACCCTCTCGTTCCTACGCAAAGTTGTACATTCTGCGCGATTCTTGCCTAACACTCTCCGTGCATTGCACGACATCATGCATTCGTGGGAATCAGGGAGTGGTGGACAGGCGTCGAGCACAAGCGCTCGGACGTTCCGCCGCCGTCCGATCCTTCGACTGCGCTGGCGATTCCGTCGCGGTCGTCACTGTCGTCCCGGTCGGTGACATCGGGTGAGGCGCTGGGCCTCGCGGCGGTCTACCGTGCGGTCGAGATTCGCGCCATCGCCGCCAAGCAGATCAGTGTGGACGCACTGCTCGTGCGAACCGGCCTCCCCGTCTCCGAGACGCCCCGCCTGCTCCGCAAGCCCGACCCGGACTGCTCACGCGCGCAGTTCATCGAGAAGACCGTCGTCTCGATGAATCTCTCCGGCAATGCGTACTGGCGATGCGTCTACGCCGATCGCGAGAAGCGCGAGATCTCATCGCTGTGGGTCATGAACTCCAACGATGTCGAGATCCGCCAGTCCGACTCGGGGCGCGTCATCGGGTACACCTATCGCGGCAGGGATCTCGATCTCAAGGATGTGAAGCACCTTTCGCGCATGCGGGTCGCGGGGTCGCCCTACGGTCTCGGGCCGATCCAGGCCGCACAGATCGAGTTGCGCGGCAGCATCGACACCGCGCAGTACGGGTCGGACTTCCTGGACTCAGGTGACGTGCCGACCGGCATCCTCAAGTCCGACCAGATGCTGACCAAGGAATCCGCTGAGGCTGCCCGCACGCAGTGGACCGAATCACGCGGCGGGCGGGGCGGCGTTGCCGTGCTCGGCCAGGGGCTCGACTACCGGCAGACGTTCCTCTCTCCGAAGGACGCCCAGTTCATTGAGTCGCAGAACTGGAACGTCACCACAGCAGCCCGCCTCTTCGGCGTGCCGGGCTCGCTGATGATGGTGTCCCTCGACAGCCGCGGTTCGAGCCAGACCTACCAGAACGTCGAGCAGGACTGGCTGGGCTTCGTCCGCTTCGGCCTCGCCAACGACCTCATCGAGATCGAGGACGCATTCACCGAGCTACTGCCGGGCACCCAGCGGGCGAAGGCGAACTACGAGGCGCTACTGCGCGCCGACACCAAGTCCCGCTATGAGGCGCACAGCGTCTCGCTCGCCTGGCGCACCGTCAATGAGATCCGCGGCGTAGAGGGCCTCGCGCCCATCGACGGCGGCGACGTGCTGCGGGGCGCATCACCCGCACCGCAGACCCAGGACGAGGAGAAAGCCGCATGAGCACCATCACCGAGACCTTCGACCCCACCGTCGAGCAGACCCGAACGTTTCATGCTCGCGCCGAGGTGGCGGCACCGGAGAAGCGCGAGATCAGTGGCGTCGGGGTCCCGCTGGAGGAGCGCATCCAGATCTACCCCGGCCTGTACGAGGAGTTCGCGCAGGACTGCAATTTCGAGGACATCGACCGCGCGAAGCTCCGCATCGATCACGGCACCCTCGCAGGCGTCGTCGCGAAGCACGCCCGCTCCACCGGGAAGCTCAACATCACTGTCCGCGCATCCAAGGTGAGCGCGGGCGATGACGCGCTCGTGCTCGCCTCCGATGGCGCGCTCGACTCGTTCTCGATCGGCTTCCGCTCCAAGGACTACGACCAGATCGACAACGAGGACGGGTCGGTCACGATCCGCCACACCCGTGTCCAGGTGCGCGAGTTCAGCCTGACCGCGACGCCGTACTACCCGAACGCATCCGTCACCGAAGTCCGCTCCATCACCGACCGAAAGAAGGAGAACACCATGGGCGCCACCGCGACCACCACCGAGGACACGGCGCTCGACGAGCTCCGGTCCGACTTCACCGCCCGCTTCGACCAGATCGAGGAGGGCCAGCGTTCGCTTCGCGCCCTCGTCGACCGCGGCGACGAGGCACCCACGACCGATCTGCGCTCGGCCGGTGCCCTCCTCAAGGCCATCGTGGCCGGTGACGAGGAGGCCATCAAGGTCTACAACCGGGCGCAGGAGCACATCAACGACGAGATCCAGTTCCGCGCTTACACGGGCGGCACGACCGCAGATGCGCCGGTCAAGGACGCGTGGGTCGGCGACCTCACGCGCATCTTCGACAGCTCGTCGGGCGCGCTCGCCAATTTCTTCGGCTCCGACGTTCTCCCGAAGACGGGCATGAACGTCGAGTACGCGCAGCTCCTGGCCGACACCACGCAGGTGAACGAGCAGGCGGCGGAGGGCGACGACCTCGCCTTCGGCAAGGTCACGCTGGAGAACAAGACCGCTCCGGTCAAGACCTACGGTGGCTACACGCAGCTCACCCGCCAGCAGATCGAGCGGTCCACCCTCCCGGTGCTGAACCACTCCCTGCGCGCTCTCACGATCGCCGCCGCGAAGCGCCGCAAGGCGGTCCTGCGCACCGCGGTCGGCTCGGTCCTCACGGCCCGCAAGGCCATCGCCTCGAACGGCGGCGTCGTCGTGCTCGGCGCGACGCTCGCGGCCGGCACGGCCGACAACTGGGAGAACGCCCTCATCGATGCGGCCATCCGCTACGACGCCGAGGCGATGGAGATGCAGCGACTGTTCGTGTCGGCCACCGTCTTCAAGAAGCTGCGGTCACTCACCGTCTCGGGCGAGCGCGTGTTCAAGGTCGCGCAGGACAACGCTTCGGGCGTGCTCGACCTCCCGGGGCTCCGCGGAGACTTCGCGGGCGTGCCGGTCACGCTCGACGCTGGCCAGACCGGCGACGAGGCGTACTTCGCCAACAAGGCCGCGATCACGCAGTACCTGAGCGCCCTGTACAGCCTGTCGGACGAGAACATCATCAACCTGTCGAAGGACTTCTCGGTGTACTTCTACGGCGCGGTCGCTGCGGAGATCCCGCAGCTCATCGTGCCGGTCAAGCTCGCCGCCTCCTGAGCGACGAGCCTCCCCCGCTCCCCGCCCCAGCGTTCCCCAGGCGCTGGGGCGGGTGAGCACCACCACAACCCCGAAGGATCGTGATGACTCTCCCGACTCCCA